AGAACAAACAAATGAAGAGAAATAAAATGGCATTACCAAAACCAAAACCAAAGAATCTTAAAAAGAAAAAAATAGGTGACGACTTTGTTGCTGGGGTTAAAAGTTTCTTTACCGGTTCTAAGAAAAAAGTCCCTAACAGTAAGAAAAGCCCTATTAGAAAACTAGCTGATGCTAAAAAAGCTAAAAAAGAAAAAACTCTTAAATCTCAAAAAGAGTCTACAAAATTTATAGGTAAAAAAGCCAATGCAACCGTAGATCCTCGTATAGTAAAAAAAGCTAAACCTACAAAAGGTCCTGTAGTTACTAAAGAACAGTTAAAGAAATCAGGATTAAGTCTTCGTGATTACATGAACTTTCAACAAGGCAAAACAAGAAAGAAAGGCCCTGTAGTTCCTAAGAGAGTTGCTCCGTCAGCAGGTGCTGGTAATGTTAAAACAGGTGACAAAAAAAGGAACGTAGTTGTTAAGAAAAGATATGGCGGCTCTATGAAGAGGGGTAAATAAAATGCCGATAGAAATTAAAAAAAGAAAAACAGGAAAGTATTCTCCTCCAAAACCACCTGCTAAGAAAAGAACTCCTATAGAATCTAAAAGCGGTGGAGTTATAAGAAAAAACATAGGAAAGATGTTAGAAACATTTTCTCCTGCCTATAGTATTATGAAGGGTAAAGGCCCAATATCTGGTGCTTTAGCTCAATTAGGAAAAACAGGTATGAGTCCTATTGGCTCTCTTGCTTTGGATAAAAGAGAAGAAGCAAAGAAAAGAAAAATGGCTATGGCTGCAGGAAGAAATGCAGGTAAGTCAGGTAACAATAGAATGACTCCTATGACAGGCATGATGGCTGGTGGCCCATTGAGAAGAAAAAAGTCAATAGATGGTTGTGCTATGAAGGGAAAGACGAGGGCTGTATAATGATTGATCAAATATGCCCTATTTGTAAAACAGCTATAAAAGAAACAAAAGAAAACTCTGTTGAATGCACAACATGCCAAGCTGTTATATCAGATGATGCAAGATGGGAAAGTTCTTTTGGTTATGAGTGGGTTAAAGAATTAAAAGAGATTCAAGATGCCCAATCGTAACTATCGTGGTGAATACGATAATTACCACAAGAAACCTGTTCAGAAGAAAAGAAGAGCTAGTAGAAACACAGCTAGGTCTACTATGAAAACTGCAGGTAAAGTCAAAAAAGGTGATGGTAAAGATGTTGCTCACAAGAATGGCAATCCTAAAGATAACAAAAGAAAAAATCTTACAGTAAAGCCTAAGTCAGTTAACAGATCATTTGCCAGAACAAGTAAAGCAAAAAAAGTTAACAGGAGAGCTTAGTGAAAGTAACAAGGTTAAATAGTGGTGGCTTTTTAACATCTGGTAGTGATGCAGGTGATCTAGCCATACTTCGTAAAGCAAAGAATATAGATGACGGCTCTGGCATGAAAGCTGGTGGTAGAGTTAAAAAGAAAAGCAAGGTCAATGAGGCAGGTAACTATACCAAGCCCGGACTTAGAAAAAGCATATTTAACAGAATTAAAGCAGGCGGCAAAGGCGGTGCGCCCGGTCAGTGGTCTGCTCGTAAAGCACAAATGATGGCTAAAGCTTACAAGAAAGCAGGTGGCGGCTACAAATAAGGAATGATACATTATGGACCCAGTTACTATATCTGTCGCAATGGGAGTTGCGAATAGCGCATTTAACGCTATTAAGTCAGGATTTGCAGCAGCAAGAGATATAGAACAAATGAGTGGGGACATAGGTCGTTGGATGGGAGCTGTCTCAGATATTGATAATGCGGAAAAGCAAGCTAAAAATCCTCCCCTGTTTGGCAAATTGTTTAAAGCTGGTTCTATTGAAGAGGCAGCTCTCGCTGCTTATGCAGCCAAGAAGAAACTTGAGGAACAAAGGTACGAACTCAAGATGTTTCTAAACTTAACTCATGGGCCACAAGCCTATGATGAGCTTTTGCAGATGGAAGGTCAAATAAGGAAAGACCGTCAAAGAACAGTTTACAAACAACAGCAATTACGAAGACAAGTAGGTGAAGGTATTGCTTGGATATTTTTGGTATTAGTTGTTAGCGGATTTATGCTGTTAGTAGCATCTATATGGTTTAAGAAAGCGCATGCTAAAGGTAAAATTTATAACGCACCAAAAGATTATACAAGGCAACAAAAAATTAATAATGGTACTATTACACAACCAGTCATGACAACATGCAGGTTAAAAGTACAAAAAGTATTTAAAGATAAAATGGCTTGCGTATATGTAGGCGCACAAAGAACATATGAATTAGAGTTTACAGACATTCATATAGGATGCCCTCGCAAGTATAAATGTAAACTTAATCCCAATGGAAAAGAGCCTAGCATTGATCAGGTTATGGAAAGCTTGAGGAGTATAGCTAAATGAGCAAAAAACTTGAAAATAACAGTAAATACAATGAATATGACATTGACGGGGATGGTGTAGTTACTGATGAAGAGTTAGAGCATGCTAAGATGATGAAAGAGACAGAAACTCAATTAAGGAAACAGCTTGCTCAACTAAGGATGGCAAGATATACTTTAGTTGCAATGGGAGTATTTACAGTTGCAATGTTTATTATTGATATTGAAAGAGTAAAGGCTTTGTCAGATATTAGTAATTTGTTTTATTTAAGTGGGGCAGGTATTGTTGGAGCTTATATGGGTACAACAGCTTGGATGAATAAAAAGTAATGTCTAATTTAAAAAAACCACAAAGGAGCTTAAAAGCTTGGGGTAAACAGAAGTGGCGAACAAAAAGTGGTAAACCTAGTACACAGGGGCCAAAAGCAACAGGCGAGCGTTATTTGCCTGCGAAAGCAATTAAAGCTTTATCTTCCTCTGAATACGCCGCCACTACGGCTAAAAAGCGAAAAGCAATTAAGCGAGGAAAACAAGTGGCTAAACAGCCAACTAAGATTGCACGAAAGACGAAGTCTTATAGAAAGGTCACTTAAATGGCAGTAGTAGTACCAGATATACCAGATTTATTTGAAGAGGCTTATCAAAGAGCTGGATTAGAATTAAGAACAGGTAATGACCTAAGAAACGCCAGACGTAGTTTTAATATATTAACTATGGAATGGCAGAATAGAGGCCTGAATCTTTGGACTATAGAGGCAGGAACTCAAGCATTAACAGCTGGTACAGCAACATACACTCTTCCTGCAGATACCGTTGATGTAATAGAGCATCAAATTAGAACAGGAACTGGAACCAGTCAGACAGATACAAACTTAACGAGAGTTAGTGTTTCAACATATGCCAAGCAATCAGCAAAGAATACAACTGGTAAACCCACACAAATATTTATACAAAGACTTGCAGCTTCCACAACAGTAACCTTGTGGCCTGTTCCAGATAGCGCATCTACATATACTTTATCTTATTATAGAATTGCAGGAATTGATGGAATATCATCTGGTATAGATGGAACAACTACATCATTTGTGCCACCAAGATTTGTTCCTTGTCTAGTATCTGGACTTGCTTATTATATAGCTATGAAAAGACCAGAAGTTGCAAATAGAGTAACACCTCTTAAACAAGAATATGAATTTCAATTTGAATTAGCAGCAGGTGAAGATTCAGAAAGTGCATCTGCTAGATTTGTACCTTACGACACATTTTATGGAGCTTAACTATGGCAGACAATACAAAAAAAACAGTTAAAGATGGTAAAATTCTTACAGCAAAAGAAAAACGAAAGTTGGAATTTGAAAAAGCTAAGAAAAAGATTAATGATCCTAATTATAACGTAGCGTCAGGTGAAATACAAAAAAGTAAAAATAATCAGACAAATGTAAAAAAGAACATAAAAGATGCTAAAATAAGAAAGAAAGAACGTCTTGATAAAAATACAAAAATAGTAAACACAGGCAGACCCAATGAGAACAAAAGAGTTCTTAAAAAGGGAAATTTTGGCGAAGATATACAAAGCCTTATAGGATTAACTCCAGCAGGACTTTTAAGAAAAAAAGCTGTGAAAAATATTTTTAACATGTTTAAATCTAAAAAAACCTCTGGATCTAAAAATAAACCTAAAGAAATAGAAAGTCCTAAAAAAGTAAATGTTCCTGTTAAACCAAAAAATACTAATATAAAAAATCGTAGTACATCTTTAGTGAACAGACCAAACCAAAATAAAATATCTTCTAACAGAGGTCCTAATTCTCAACAGTTAGCAAATAGAGCAGTTGTTACATCTGGTTTAAGTGAGGTAATTAAACCTAAAAAATCTGTGGCTAACACAATAGAAAAGAAAAAGGAAAAGACAAAAAAGAATTTTGGTTTAGGTGGAACTGATCAAATTAAAAAACCTAGCGTTAAGCAGGGCCCATCAAAAGGTCCTCTTAAATCAAAGCCAGTAAAGAAAAAAAGCAGAAGCAATATATCTAATTCTTCATCTTATGATGCAGACTTTACTAGAAAAGGCTTAGAAAAAAGAGGCCTTAAAGCTAAAAACTTTATGTCACCTAAGAATTTTGCATCAACAACAAAAGAAAAAGAAAGAAAGATTGGTGTTGCAGGGAATTTCAATACTGGGGGGCCTTTAAAATCAGTTCCTGAAGGCAATAAAGGATTAGGTAAGTTACCTACACCAGTTCGTAATAAAATGGGTTATATGAAAAAAGGTGGCATTGTAAAGATGCGTGGTGGCGGAGCAGCTACTAGAGGAATGAATTTTAATAGAGGTCGTTAATTGTCGCAACTTATATGCAATCTTCCTGCAATTCATGTTTGGGTAAGAAGAGAGTACCTTAGAGATCATGAAGATGGTCATGGAGAGTTCGTTAAAGGTGTATGGGTTTCTTGTAAATCTATGCCGGGTAGAGCTTTCTATTTTGAAACCTACCTTCCTGATTATGGGGCCATGTTCGACAAGCTACCAATTAGTGCATTTGTTTCTGAACCAGAGACACCTAAAAAAGATTTAGAGCTTCATAACCTGCAGTTTTGGAATTGTATGGATTATGGCGTTGTATCTATACATAAACAATTTGTTAGCTCAATGATGTTTGAGGCATATACAAGAGATCAAGGCAAGCTAAAAGGAACTTATGTAGCAACTATAGATAATTATCATGCAGATATAAATACTATAGACTACAGCACAAGCGAAACACCTGCAGAACATAAGTCTCATAATATACTTGAACTAGAAAATGGGCAGTTTGGTATGTATCCTAATAACAGAATGAGAATATACGATAACAGCTTAACACCAGACAAGCCCTTGATGCCTGACTTCAAAGTGAGTACAATGGAATATCAAGTAGAAAATAATCCTAGTTTAAGCAGGTATGGTGATAGCGATGATTATTTTTACAAAAGTAAGGATGAAAAATAATGGCATATACTAGTGGAAAACATGCATTTGGTATCTGTGACAGAACAGGATTTAGATATGACATAAAAGACCTTGTATTTGAGGTCGAGAACGGCGTTAGAACGGGTCTAAGGGTAGGTTATGATGTTGTTGATAGAGATCACCCACAAAACTTCTTAGGTAGGCTTAAAATAGATGATACGCAGAGTTTGTTAGATGCAAGACCAGATAGATTAGAACCTGCTACAGAGCGTCTTTTATTGGTTGACCCATTCACAACAGCTGCAGCAGATAGTGGCAGTACAGTAATTACAGTTGTAGAAAAGAGTCACGGAAGAGCTACATCAGATAGAGTTAGATTTAGAAACTGTGTAGGATTTGATGGAATTACTCAAGCTAACTTTGAATTAGCTGTAGGATATGTTATAACTAAAACAACAGATGATGCATATACAATAAGTATTTCTGCATCTTCTACAACAGGTTCTGTTACTGGAGGAGGTGTATTTGTTACAGTTGGTCCAGTTTCTTTGGAGGCTTAAATGAGCTTTACGTTTGCACAATTAAAGACAGCAATACAAGATTACACTGATAATTCAGAATCTTCATTTGTTTCTCATCTTTCTGATTTTATAAAAGCATCAGAAGAAAGAATATTTAAAAGTGTTGATCTAGAAATATTTAGAAAAAATGTTACCTCTGCTTTTACCGCTAGTGATAAGTTTTTAACAATTCCTTCTGATTATTTATCTACATTTTCTATGCAAATAACAACTGCAGGTAGCGAAGCTTTCCTTTTACAAAAAGATGTAAACTTTTTACAAGAAGCCTATAGTGGCTCTACATCTACAGCAACTCCAAGATACTACGCTCAATTTGATGAAGATAATTTTATAGTTGCCCCTACCCCAAATTCAAATTACGCAATAGAATTACACTACTATTATAGACCAACTAGCTTAACAGCAGGTGCAGATAGTGCTACAACATGGTTAAGTGAAAATGCACCATTTGCATTATTGTTTGGTGCATTAGTAGATGCGTACATTTTTATGAAAGGTGAGCCTGACCTAATACAGCAATACGAAAAAAGATTTATAGATCAATTAACAAGACTTAAAGATTATGGAGAAGCAAGAGAAAATACTGATGCTTATTCTGAAGGTCTACCAAAAGCACAAAGAACATAGGAGCTTAAAATGGCAACAGCAAATGCAGCAACCACCTTTTTAGAAAATAGACTTTTAAGTTTTATTTTTAAAAATAACGCAGCATCTTTTAGTACACCCGGTGACGGCATTTATGTAGGACTTGCAACGGCAGTGTCTAACTTTAATGATACTACAGGTGAAACAGATGCACCTACAATAACAGAAGCAACCTTTGGTGCTTATGCAAGGCAACAAGTTGCAGCATCAGGATGGACCTTAACTTCTGATACTACTGAAGCACAAACAATTAAAAATGCAGCAAATATAGAATTTCCAGCATCTACTGGTACAAGCAATGTAATAAGTCATGTGTTTGTAGCAACGCATGTAAGTGCTTCTTTGGATACAGAGGGGTCTGGTGGTAATGTTCTCTTTATAGGTGCTTTAGATGCTACTAAAACTATAGCCACTGGAGACATATTTAGAATTAATACAAACAATCTTACAATAGAGCTTAAATAATGGCATTAACAGTATCAGATAGAATAAAGGAAACGACCACTACCACTGGTACTG